GGACACCATCATGGCCGAGGCCGACCGTGTGAGCGAGAACTTCGTTCACTTCGATCCCGAGTTCGTGGACTTGGGCGGCGGCTGCTTCGATGTGTCGTCGGGCAAGGAAATCCTCGCCCAGACGGCGGCTCAGGTCGCACACCCGCTCGCTGCGCCGACGGTCAACGGCAACCTCATCAGCGTCGACACGATGCTGAAGTCGCCGAAGCGCATCACGAAGATGATCATGGACATGACGCTCCAGCGGTTCGTCGCGGATCGCATCTTCGCCAGCGGCGGCGGTGTGACCGGCGGCGCCGTCATCTACGACTCGGTGGAGGCCAACGACCTCTACACGACGCGTGACGTCGAGCGTGTCGCGCCCGGCGCCGAGTTCCCCATCATCACGTCGGCCCGCAGGGCGCCTGGCGTGGCGGAGGTCGAGAAGTGGGGCGGCAAGGTCTGGATCTCTGACGAGGCCCGCGACCGCAACGACTCCATCCTCTTCACCAACCAGATGCGTCAGCTCGGCAACACGATCGTGCGCAAGATCAACGCGCGTGCGATCCAGGTGCTCGAAGCGATGTTCAGCGCCAACCCGACGCGCGTCGTTCCCTCCAAGTCCCAGGCCGCCGGTGGCTGGGACGCGGTCACGCCCTACGGTGCCACGCCGACGGCGCCCGGTGCCTGGCCGGCTGCTGACTTCGCGATGGCGGCTGAGATCGCGGAGACAGACGAACTGGGCATCCGGTTCGACCTGTGGATCCTCAACCCGGGGAACTACACGGACCTGCTGATCCTCTACGGCGGCGACGGCATCCAGGAACTGCTGTCGACGCTCGGCCTGGAAATCTACGTGACGAACCGGGTGCCGCTCAACACGGCCTACGTCGTCGCGCAGCGCCAGGTCGGCCAGATGATGGTCGAGCAGCCGCTCGGCACCGAGACATGGCGGGAGCCGAACCGTCAGAGGACGTGGACGCAGTCGTCCGTCCGTCCGCTGATGTTCGCGGACAACCGCTTCGCCGCCCTCAAGGTCACGAACCTGAAGGGCTGATCGCATGGCCGACGAGGACACTCAAGAGGCCACGGCGTCGGACCTGATCCCGGTTCGCGTCAGCGTCCGTCAGATCGACTACGTGACGACGGCGACGAACATGCTCGGGCAGCAGGTGGACGTCATCAAGACGGCCTATGGCCCGGGCATGCCGCAGAACCATCCGGCTGGGTTCCCCGACCTGGACCCGGAGTCGCAGGAGTACGCCGACAAGGCCAGCGACTACGAGCGCGGCGAGCTGGTGGAGCTTCGGCCCTACCAGTACGACGGCCTGGCTCGAACCAACTCGGTCACGTTGGTCGAGTTCGGCGATGACGGTGCGGAGGTCGAGGAGGACGAAGAACTCCTGGACGTCAACACCGCGACCGAGGAGGAACTGGCGGACTGGATCCGCGAGGAGAAGCCCACGGTCAACGATGTCGTTCGCGCATCGGGTGGCGACCCCGAGGTAGCTCGCAAGCTGCTGGAGGCCGAGACACTGGCCAAGTCACCCGACGAGCCACGCACCGGCGTCGTGCAGGGTCTCACCGCCGTCATCTCACGCGGCGGTAGCTGATACGGGGTCCATAAGGAGAGCCGGGGATTTGGTCACCCCGGCTCTCCCAAGGGAGATAAAAAATGTCTGCTCCACCTTACATCCCAACTCTTGATCCCCGGTTCCGACCGACGACCAAACAGGTCGGCGTGTTCATCAAGAACCGGACGGTGGATCGGAATAACAACTACGTCGGCGACTTCACCCCGGACACTGTCGTCACCGACCTCGAAGTGAACATGCTGATCGACCTCGCCGGGCCGATGGTGCTCTCCTCGCTGCGCTGGACTGAGGACCCGGAGCCGTCGATCCCTGACGAGAACTTCCCGACAGTGATCGCGCTGGTCGCTCTGCTGGCCGCATGCTTCGTCGAGGTGACGAAGTTCAGCGAGCAGATCGCGCGCCAGGTGTCGCCCTACCCGCAGTTGAAGCAGATGTTCGACGACATGCTGAAGCAGAAGCAGTCTGAACTCGGCATCGCGGACACGACTGGCGGCAACCATGTGACAATCCCCGATCTGATCGCGCTCGGCTCCGGCACAGCGACTCTGTACTTCCCCGAGAACCTCACGCCTTCGGTCTGGATCGAAGCCGTCAACTGGGACACTGAGTTGTAATGGGACTCAGCTTCGATCCGGCTCGCCGCACCGAGGACATGGCAGTCCAGCTAACTGCCTATGGCTCGCGTGCGGTTGAACTAGAGCCGGTGCTCGAAGACATTGCTGAGCTCATGATGATCGCGGAGATGAGAATCTTCGAGACACGCGGCGCTTCGTCAGGGCGATACTGGTCGCCCCTGAGGGGAACGACGATTGCCGTCAAGAAGCGCATGAACCTGGCGGGTAGCCCCTACGATCCCTTGATCCGTGAGGGCGGTCTGCGCGAGAGCCTGACCGTCGAGGGCGCCCCGTATCAGGTGCTGGAGATAGATGATAACAGCCTGCACTTCGGTACAACGCATCCCTCGGCACAATACCATGCTGAGGGGACCTCCTACATGCCTGCGCGTCCGCCGCTGATTGTAACAAAGAAGGCCGCGAACGAGTACATCAAGCGCATCAAGGACTTCGTGTTCATGGAGGGCGAGTACAGTGAGTAGCCCAGCCCCGACCTTTGATAGGAACTATGGACCCCTCGTCGGATTCACCGATGTCGAGAAGGCACTCATTGATCATATCAAAGGACTTATTCACCCATGGCTGGGTGCTCGTGAACGGCAACAGGGTATCGCTCCTGGCACCCTGGCGCGCCCGCGAAGCTACATTCGCAAGCAGACATTCACAGCGCTCCCCGGCCAGGAGCAGACGCCTGCCATCATCGTAGTCTCCGATGGCTTTCTCGATCCGACCAGGCGCGCAGGCACCGGCTCCCATTCTGCCTTCCTTCGTTTCGCTGTCGCCGCCTTCGTCATGGCAAACGAGCAGGAGCAGACACGAGACTTGGCGGGGCACTACCAGGCCGCGCTGATCGGCCTCTGCCTCAAGCACAGGACGATTGGCCCCGGCATGTATGTGTCGGCGCTACGCGATCTCAAAGTAGACGATGTCGATGAGGAGGCTGCCGGGCGCTCGATGTGTGCGGTGCGCATTGAACTTACGTACCAGGTTGACAACTTTGCCGAGGACCTCAACCCGCCGGTGATCGACCCCGACCTCCCGGTGGACCCGTCCCCAGACGACCCGCTCGTCCACGAAGTTATTGTCGAAACGGAGGTAATGTAGATGAAGTACCTCGTGAACGTCGGCGCGACCGAGAACGTCTTGGCGGACGGTCGTGTCATGGTTCCTGGTGAACCCCTTGAGTTGAAGGGCGACGCCGCCAAGGACCCGCACAACGCGCGACTGATCTCTGAAGGTCAGATCGTGGAGTTCAAGGAGAAGGGAGGCGGGTCGTGAGGCCCGGCGTCAACGTAGACTCGATGGACAACGCTCCATCCTCAAGCATCCCGGTCGATGTCGCTACGGCATTCATGCTCGGGGTGACGGAGGCAGGGCCGACGGTTCCCAAGGCGATCGACATCGTTCAGAACATGGACGAGTACATCACCAAGTGGGCTCCCGGTGGCCGCGCTTACGCACCCGGCGTGAAGATGTTCAACTCGGCCTACGCCTTCTTCAAGCGGAAGGGCAACCGCTTGTTCGTCGGGCGCGTCAGCGGCGCCGCTGCGCTCGCTGCCAAAGCCGATGTCCCGGGCACCGGTGGGCCGACGCCGTTCTCCTTCACGGTGTCCGCCAAGGGCGTCGGTGAGTACGCCAACGCGGCGACGGGCGGCTTCACGATCACGATCCAGGACACGGCCGCCAACGCTGAGATCGGTGCGGGTATGTTCCGCATCCTCGTCAAGCGCGGCACGACGATCCTGGAGGCCAGCTTCGATCTGGCCGATGCGCTCGCGGCGCAGGCCTGGTCGCTGACGACATCGAAGTACGTCAACGTCGTGCCCGGTGCGGCGACTGAGGACCCGGCTCCCGCTGACTACCCGATGGCGGGCGGCGCGAGCGACATCGCCGGCATCACCGACGCCTCCTGGACGGCGGCAGTCAACAACCTGTCGAAGACGCTCGGTCCTGGCACGCTGAGCGCGCCCGGTGCGACGACCGATTCGATCCACATCATCCTGGCGAAGAACAGCCAGGTGACCGGACGGGTCGCGTTCCTCGACGGCCCGGACACGGCGTCCGATGCGACGCTGATCGCGGCCTCGAAGGCGGTGGTCGACGACACGGGCAAGCGCGCCCGCTTCGCTGGCATATTCGCCCCGATGATCGTGATGCAGGGCGAGACAGCGAGCGAGGTCTTCAAGGTCGCGCCCGCGCCGGTCGTCCAGGCGATCTTCGCCGCCAACATGGCAGGCGGTCTGTCTGCCAACGCCCCGGCTGCGGGTGAGAACGGGCGCCTGGAAATCGCGCTCGATCTGACGCAGACCTACACGGATGCGCAGCGCCAGTCCCTCAACGAGAACGGCGTCAACATCCTGCGCGACATCTACGGGACCAACAAGGTCTACGGGTGGCGCACGACGGCTGACCCCGTCAACGACAAGAAGTGGATCGGCCTCGGCAATTCGCTTCTCCATCGCCAGATCGTCGCTGTCGGCGGCGCCATCGGCGAGCGCTTCGTCTTCCGTGAGATCGACGGCCAGGGCAAGCTGTTCGGCGAGTTCAACGGCGCGCTCGTGGGTGAGCTGTGCATGCCGCTGTATCTCGCCGGGTCGCTGTTCGGCGCCACGGCCTCCGAGGCGTACAAGGTGGACACGGGTCCGTCCGTGAACACGATCGCGACCATCGCCGCGAACCAGCTACGGGCCGTCATCTCCGTCAGGATGTCGCCCTTCAGCGAGCAGGTTGACATCCTGATCGTCAAGTACCTCGTCACCGAGTCGATCCCGGCATAGGAAGGAGGGGAACATGTCAGTAGGAGCAGCAGCAACCATTCCGCCTCCGCAGCCAGTTTCGGCGCGGATGAACTCGATCACCGTGACCGTCACGTATCGCGGTGAGACGAGGGACCTGGGTGTCTGGGACACCTGGGAAGGCGCAGCCGTCACAGCAGAGAACACGAAGCACCGACGCGGTGCGATGGGCATCCAGGTCGCCGTCGGCGGCGCGGTCACCATCGAGGACGTCACGATCACCAGGGACTACGACCTGGCTCGCGATCATCTCGGTAAGTGGCCGACGACCTCGACCGACATGACGCACTGGATGGCCAACGCGGTCGGCAAGTCCCGCGTTGTCGCAACCAAGCAGTTCCTGGACGCCGACGGTCTGGCGTTCGGTAAGCCCATCGTCATCTCGGGCATCCTGATCGGTTACACGATCCCTGGGTCCGATTCGGATTCCAGCGAAGTCGGCATGGTCGAAATCGTCATCAACCCTGACGGCGAAGTCGGCTAGCCAAGAAAGGCCACACTGTGACTAACCCACACATCCCCAACCCCGCGTCCGATCAGATCGTCGTTGATGAGGCTCTGCCGGGAGCTCAGAGCCTCACCCTGCTGCGCAAGTCGGCAGAGCGCCGACGCAAGCGTGAGGCACATCTTTTCCTAGATGTTCCCAGCTGGGACGGCGATCTGGTCGCGGAGTACCGCGTTCTCCCGCCCGATCAGCTGAAGGCGATGATCGTGCGAATGGCAAGCAAGGTGCAGAAGGGCATCCAGAATCAGAACGGCACCCAGATCGGCGATGGCGATATCCAGTTGATCGCCTCCGCCTGTGTCGGCCTCTCGATCCGCGACCCTGAGTCGGGCGACAGGGTCGAGATCACCGACGAGTTCGGCCGTGTCGGCTTCGACAGGATCGGCACCTTCCTCCAGGCGCCGGACGAGATTCAAGGTCAGGCCGAGATGATCAAGTACGTCATGTCGGAGAAGGAGGAGGACGGCACCTGGACACCGAACGTGATCGCAATCGGCATCCACGCCAACGCGGTCGCTAAGTGGATGCAGGACCCGAGCAAGCGCACCGTTGACATGGAGGGGGTCCTGGGGGAACTCTAAGCGACAAAGGGATTGACGCAGCTTACCTCGGTCGCGCAGCACAGGCAGGGGTAAGTCCCGATCTGATCTTGAAGGCAGAGTCAGAGGAGGAGCTTGATGTCTATCTCGTTGTCGCAAGCCAAGCCATCGAAGCGCAGAGAGCCGCTATCCAGTACGAAGCCTCACTGATCATCAACTACCTCGGAAAATCACTTGGCCTTCAGGGAAAAAATAGAGGCGATACTTCAAGCGAAGGACGCTAAGCGTTTCAAGGGCGCTATGGACAGCGCGGCCAAGGCTGTCCGCAACCTTGGTAAGGAGGGCGACAAGACCTCCGGTGAACTCGAAGCGCTCGACCTGATCGAAGATCACCTGGCAACGCAGACTGAGCAGTTGTCTGCGGTTCTGGAGGTCTTGCAGCGGCAGCTTGATGAGACCGGCGACGAGGCGCTTCAGGCAGCTCTCAAGCTAGCCGCTATGAACCAGGCTATGAAGAAGCCCGGTTCCAACGCGATCTTCCTGGGCAAGAGTTTTGCCTTCTGGAAGGATCGCCTCTCGATCACCCGCTCTGAGATACTCGGTACAGCCTATACCATCTCGGCTTATCTCAGCCCGGCGCTGTTGGCGCTAGGTTCGAGCTTCACGATGGCCTTGCTAGGCGGGGCTACCGTAGGGGTCGCGGGACTCTCTGGCTTTATCTTCGGCCTGGTAACCCTTGGCTTGATCACGGGCAAGGCCGTCGACAACATCGACAAGATTCGCAAGGCGCAGGAACAGTACAACGTTACGGTCGATCAGTACGGCGCGGCGTCGAAGCAGGCATCACGTGCCAGCGCTCGGCTCGGAGCGATCATCAAGAACAACGGCGGCATGCAAGCCGCTATGGCTCTGGCGGCGCAGGACCGGCTTAGCCGTCAGTGGGACAAGGGAACCGCGCCCGCTCGTGGTGACATCTTCGGCTCGATGCAGGCTGGCATCGGTTCCCTTCAGAACATTCTTCCGGTCGTCATGCAGGAAGTCAATCGTATGGCGGACTCGACGCGGATCGCGCTCACCGGAGCCTTCCAGTCGCTAACCGGGCCGGACACGATTGCGGCAGTCAAGGCACTCGGCGGATTGTTCACCGAGGCAATCGGTCCTGGTACGCGCGGTGCAGTCAGCGTCATCAAGACCTTCTTCCGCATCGTCACCGCAGGCGCGCCCTGGGCGATGAAGTGGGCGAGAGCCTGGGAGCGCTGGGCGCTCTCGATGGAGAAGGGAACGCGCGACCGCACCAAGGTGCAGAAGTTTGTCGACAACGCAGTCGATCAGTTCAAGACTTGGTGGACGCTAGCGAAGTCGCTCGGCACGACGATGAAGATTATCTTCTCAAACTTTGGTGAGGAAGGTAAGTCGCTCGTCAAGGACATCACTTCTGTCGTCGATAAGTTCAACGAGTGGCTGAAGGCGGCGAAGGACTCCGGCGCCATCGACCGTGCCTTCCAGCGTTACCTCGATTCGCTCAAGCAAGTCGTCTGGGCGATCCAGAACCCGCTCGACGCCATCGAGAAGTACGTGCCGAAGGCGATGGACGCGATAGTTGTCGCCCTCGTCACGCACGCGCCGAAGGCCGCTGAGCTATTCCTGACGACGTTTTTCAATGCAGGCATCTGGACGCAGCTCATCACAGCAGCTTTCCTTGCCAAGAAGTTTGGTCTGCTCGGCAAGGTCTGGGAGAACACAGCAGGACTTGCCGTGGATGCGTTCGCCGCAGGCTTCGCCACAAAGATGGGCGACCCGAAGAAGATGGAGAAGTTCTCGACTGCTGGTAACAAGGCGGGCAAGGCTTTTGGCGCAGGCTTCGTCATTGGCGCAGCCATCGGCCTCGGTCTGATCGTCGATACGATCATCGGCGAAGTGCTGAAGAAGCTAGGCGTCGATACGCTCCCCGGCCAGAAGACGCACAACCCTATTCAAGGCACGCTCGGCTACCTCAAAGATCAGGTCGAGAAGCTCAACAACCCGCGCGCTCTGTTCCCGAGGATCGGCGGCGCAACTGGTGGCTTGATCCCGCAAGGTGGCGCAGCCTGGGTGGGCGAGAGCGGCCCTGAGATCGCAACTGCCAATCCCTGGGGGACGCAGATCACGCCGCTCAGTCGCAACGGCCTTGAGAGCCTGCGTCCCGCCGAGCTACCGAACATGAGCGGAGCGCTGAACATCTACTTGACGACTTCGGTGCAGGTCAACCGTCGTGAGATCGCTCGCGCCTACTCTGAGGAAACCTCCTACATAACAGCACGACGTGGAGGGACGGCACCCAGTGGCTGACGGAACCCTAACGATTATTAGCCAGGTCACCGGCACAGCCTTCGAGTGCTACTTGGGCGATGGCCCGGCTCTCGTCACGGAAGGCTACGGCGGCTGGAAGGTAACGAACCGGCCTCGTGAGATCGGCGTCGTTGATTGGGAGGGTCGCGTGCCTATGGCAATCGACATTCCCTTCATGATCTACTTCTTCGAGGACTTGATCTCGAACTCACCCGGCGTGCTCTGCGAGAGCCAGGTCTCACGGCTCGAACTGCTGTGCGGCATCGGCGGCCATGCCCGGCCTCCTGTCTGCGTCGTTGACGGCGGCGGGCTAGTGCCGCACGACAACACGATCGCTCCGGGTCATCACCTCTGGGTAATCGAGAACGTAACCTGGGATCGAGCGATGGAGCTACGTTCAGCATCCTCGGCACGGCGCTTGAAGTGCGGCGGCACGATCACGATCCGGCAGTACCTCGTGGCAGAGAGCATCGTCCAGCGCCTCAACCCGCAGTCGCGGACCGTCACGCCGAAGACCTACACGGTGAAGGCAGGCGACACGCTCTCGAAGATCGCCGCCTTCATGTATCGCGATAGCAACAAGTGGAAGCTAATCGCAGACGCTAACACTAAGATCCTTACTGATCCCCGCGCTAAGATGAAGGCGGGAACCCGGCTGAAGATTCCGCAGTACTGATGCCCGCTGCTGCTGAACTTATTGCCAACCCCTGGCTCGCGATTGATCCGATCACCGCGTCGTCGCCGAGTGGTCCGTACTCGACCGATGAGCTAGCAAAGTTCTCGATCAGCGATACTGATATCGAGAACCTGATCGTCAAGATCGTATCGAAGCCACGCAAAGCGCTAAGGATGGATCTGCGCTCGGTTTGTCTTGATGCGGTCTTTGAGGATTCGCTCGACAAGACGCCTACCTTCACGGTTACTGTTCACGACCCGGACTGGGAGCTACTCAACTCCGGGACGCTGGAAAAGCCGATTGACCTGAACCCCGGCAACCTGCCTCACATCTGGTACCGGCTCGACGGCTTCGACGTTGACGACGATACGATCACGCTAACTTTCGCGACACGCAACGCGGTCTTCTTGTCGATGCACAAGAGGCCGTACAAGCTATCGCGCGCCAAGGTGACGCGGGCCGAGATGATCTTGACGATGCTGAAGAAGGTCAAGATCGTCGACATTAGCATGTACTGTCCGCAGCTTCACAAGAAGCAGCCGACGGCCAAGTTGACGCAGACGGCGCGCACGCAGCGTCAGCGCGGCACTGAGCGTAAGCAGGGC